TGCTTGGGTTAAGGATATTGTACCGATTCCTCTCACTCAGAAAATTCTATGTAAGAATAAATGGGAAGCAAATGCTATTGACTATGATTATAGCATCAATGATAAGCTATACTTTCGTGCGTTCCCAAAAGATAGAAAAGTAGGCTGTATTGAATTAGAAGTTTATAACAATATTGCTCCATCTGACAGCTGTGACGTATGTCAAGATGATTTTTATCTTGGGGATATTTCATACGTGCATGACTTGCAGCACCTTCTCTTCGGTCTAGGACTTAACTCAGAAATGGAAGTGTAGTATGGAAGCATTCACAAACAATACTCAGGTTCTTTATTCTAGAGTGAAGAATGTGATATATGAATTAGCTGAAGAGAAGCCTTTTGGGACACCACTTACCCATGGTGAGGTAATCGTTGCTCTTGAAGCTATTATAAAGCAGTTAAGCTAACCGCCTTCGGGCATAAAAGATAGAATATGACAGTAGAAGAATTGATTAACGAATTATCAAAGATTGAGGATAAGACTATGGAAGTCTGCTTCCCATATTCTCATGGTACACAAGAGAATGGGAACCCCATGAATGTTGATAGTGTATCAGTATTTGATGATTGTGTTGTGATTTATTAACCATCCTGCAAAGGATATAAATAGATAGAATATGAGTGAAAAAGTTATCACCTCGTACAAGGCTTTCGACAAGAATATGCAATGCCGTGGATTCCAATACGAAGTTGGGAAAAGAGTATGAAATTGACGGAGAAGTCAAGTGTTGCAACCAAGGTTTCCACGCTTGCAAGTCTCCAATGGAAGTGTGGGACTACTACGATATGCTTGACTCTCGCTATGCAGAGGTAGAACAGTCTGGTAAGATTGACGCAGGAGAAAATTCGACAAAGGTATGCTCTTCTCGTATCAAGATTAAGGCTGAGTTGAAGCTGGCTGACATCATTAATATCGGTGTCGAGTGGCTGAAAGATATTACATCACCATCTAAAGTTAAGGCAGATGGTGTGTTAAACGACAACGGAAACAGAAGAAAACAGATTGGCTCATCGGGCTACTCTGCTCAGATTGGCTCATCGGGCGACTATGCTAAGATTGATAGCACAGGAGAAGATTCCGTTATCATGTGTGCTGGCAATAGTTCCAGAGCAAAAGCAAAGGTAGGCTCATGGATAACGCTGGCAGAATGGAAATGGAGCGATGAAAAGAAACGTGATGTTCCAGTATATGTTAAGACTGAGTACGTTGATGGAGAGAATATCAAGGCTGATACTTGGTATCAACTTAAAAACAGAAAGTTTGTTGAAGTAACTGAGTAACTAACCACCCTCTCCTGTAAAATGGAGAGGGTAAAAAGAAGAGAATATGGCACAAGAAGGATGGATATGCCCTAGATGCGGAAAGGTGAACGCACCTTGGGTAATGCAATGTTCCTGCAATAGGAACACTAAGATATTACCTAAAGTCGGTGCTCCTTACTATGAAGGAGACCAAGCAACGTGTAACGCAAAGGAGGGAAAGTAATGAGCAAAATTAAGAAATTATTAAGTCAAGCATTCAGTCAGCTTGATGAATACAATAAAGGTGGTGCTACTCAGCATAATCTTCTTTGGAAGGCTATGGGCAATATTGAGGATGCACTTAAAGAATTGGAGGATTGATATGACAGAAGAAATTTATAACAAAGCTACAAACTTAAGAAGTTTAATTGAAAAAGACAAGAAAGCTCTTAAGTATTGGAAGGAAGCTGTAGATGCAACAGAAGAAACCATCACATTGTCTAATGGGCTAGGATGCATTGGGTATGAAAAAACTTCCATTTTTAGGTTCATATCTTTTAAAGAATTGAAAGATATGGCTATTGAGAGACTTACAAAGAGTTTAGAACAGCATCAAAAAATGTATGAAGAATTATAATGGAGGATTGATTATGGACAGAAATCAAGCTAAAGAATTTTATCCTATTCTGCAAGTTTTTGCAGAAGGAAAAGTGATTGAGTGTAGGACAAAACCGAGTGCCGTAAACGGAAATAAAGGAAATAGGGTACTGGGATAATATAGAGTACCGAATTAAGCCAGAACCAAAGTACCGTCCATTCAAGGATGCAGAAGAGTGCTGGCAAGAAATGTTAAAGCATCAGCCGTTTGGTGTTGTTAAAGATAAGTACTTTGCTAATTATCAAACACATCGTGCATTTACATGCTTAGTTACTAATGGCTGTCACTTCCGTGGATATGAAGATGAGACATTTGAAAATAGCTTTAAGAATTTGTTATTTGCCGACGGAACTCCGTTCGGTGTAAAAGTGGAGAAATAGTTATGGCATGGGTAGCAGTAACAAAACAAGGAAGAGAATTTATCTCAATGTGTAAGCCAATAAGAGTGACGGATGAAGATAACTATTATGGTTGGAAAGATACATTTACTGAGATTTCTCTTTGTAGTGGTAGCATCAAGAAACTCATCGGAAGAGAATTGTCTTGGAGCGATGAACCAGTAGAACTTAAATAAGAATAGCTTATGTTTGGATTTTATGTTATACTTACCATAGTTGTTCTATTTATAGCTTTTATGGGTGGAGTTATCGGTTATTTAATTGGTAAATATTGGAAAAAGAAGTAGCTTATGAAAACAGAAAACATAAAGTTTAAGGCTAAACGTCTTGACAATAAGACTTGGGCAGAAGGTTACTTCTATGCTGAATGTGGTAACACTTACATCATCGAGGATAGGCAGAGTGAATCAATGCTTAATAGAAACGAGGCACATCAGGTTGACCCTTTAACGGTCTGCCAATTCACCGGTCTGAAAGATTGTGATGGCAATGAGATTTGGGAAGGTGATATTCTCGAAGGAGAATCTAAATTTGAAGTCGTTTACACTAAAGGCACTTTTGCAATTTCCTTTATTGGTTACAATAAAAGAGTGTTTTCTTATCCTTTGTGTTATTACATAAAAGAAGACGGAACGGTTGATGGTAAAGTTATTTGTAATAAATTCGATAAAGAGAATTAGCGTATGAAGAAAAAGATTTTAGACTTAGCCAAGTCAGCCCTTTGGTTCGTCTTGTGCTTGCTCGTAGGTACGTTGGCTTTTGAAGGTGTTTGCTCATTGGCTAATAGAAAAGAGCCTGCAAAAGAATTTAGTACAACAGTATTTACTAAAAATGGGCATGACTATCTGCTTGTGGACACGAAACACGGAGTTTGTGTTATTCACGCCGAGAGCTGCCCTTGTCATAAAAACAAGTAACTATGAAGAAAGAAATATTTGACTTCTCGGAGGCTCTAAGAAGAATGAAGGAAGGGAAGAATGTTAGACGTAAAAATAGCGAATACATCTTTGCTATATGCGGAGGCGGCTGTTTCCCTCAAACAATATCATACAGAACGTGTGTGTCTAATATGTTCTCTTTAGGTGTTGCAGCTATACCTACTGAATGTATTCTCGCAACCGATTGGGAGGAGGTGTAAGGATGAAGATTAGATTAGCTAAGAAGATAATGAAGCGTTGCTACGGAAGTCCTCGCTATATGAGGATGATATTGTACGGCTTGGATTTACCGAAAAAACTGCCTAAGATTAAGCAATACTGGGAGCCTAGATGGGCTTTGTATTATGTTAGCAAAGGTGGTGGCTATGGCAGAGTTGACCATCGTATCGTAAAGGCAGAAAAGATTACTGCAAGATATTCTCGTAAGCTTATGAATTGTCTTAATAGGCTAGCTGGTAAAAATACTTTCGTGATTAGAGATATATTAAATAGTACTAATAAATTAAAAAATATGATATATGAATGAAGAAGAAAAATGTTGCGGCAACTGTCTTTGGTTTATTGACGAAGATTGTCTAGGTGATGGTTGGTGCTACAAAAAAGATTGCGAAACATCTTGTGATAAGGTTTGCAAGAAACATGAATTTTAAACTTTAAATATTAAAATGGAAAATAAAGAATTGACACTTAATGAGTATCAGAAGGCTGCAATGACTACTTGTATGCCTAGTTGTGAGAACTTTAGCTACATGACTCTTAATCTTATGGGTGAACTTGGAGAGTTTACTTCGAAGATTGGTAAACTTATCCGAAAAGGAAAGGCTCATATCGAGAATAGTAAGCTGGTGGTTCACGAGGATGTAACGGAGGAGGAGATCAAGGCAATTCGTGCCGAGCTCGGAGATTGCTTTTGGCAACTGAACGGAATATGTTCGGTATTTGGATGGAATGCAAATTCTATCTGCCAGGAAAATCTTGATAAGCTTGCTTCCCGAAAGGAGAGAGGCAAGATTGATGGTAGTGGTGATTTTAGATAGATAGCTTATGCTTATAAAAAAAAGTTTGTGAAAATACATGAATATCACAGATGAACAGAAAACGTATATAAAGGAACACCCTTACGAATCTCCTTACGCAATGGCCAAGAGCTTCGGTTGCGCAGTACAGACTGTTTACTGGTGGCTACATAGGCTGCATGGGGATTCGTTCAAGGACGCAAGAAAAGAGCAAAGAGAGAAGATCAGGGAATCTGTCCGTAAGCTATATCCGGATTACTCTTCTTCCGAAATTTCCAAAGAGCTTGGGATAACAAAGTCATGCGTAACAAGCATAGCAAAGTCACTAGGCGTTACTCATACCCAGGAAACGGAAGAAAGACTTCGGTTGAAATGTGCTCAGGCAATAGTAAGACCTGAGGTAATAGCTAAACGTTCTGAATCTCTAAAAAAGACGCTTAGGCTTGACAGGTACAGAGCAGCGAACGGAATTAAACAGAAGACACAACGCAAGTTCAAGACCATTCCAAGCAGATGTCTCTGTGCAAGGAACTATCTCTGCAATAAATACAACTACTTCTACGACAAAGATTACGGAGAGCTGCTTACCGTGTTCTACGACAGCGAAACCAAAATGTTGACAGAAGAGCAGCAGAAACACTACGAGACGAAGTATGGTATCAAGTTCCTCCAGGGAGCTGAAGAATAATTTCTGTGCATTATCTATATTGTTTAGGGGTGACTACACATCGCGTGCGGTCACCACTTTTTGTTTATAAATCAATAACCAAATAAAAACATTAGAAAAAACTAAGAACGTTTGTGTAGCTTTAATTTCCAGTATATCCAACCTAAAAATGCGAGAATGCCTATGAAAAGACAAACTGAAGCTATCTTACCTATATTCAAAAATGCCCTGTCAGTCCTTGATAGTTGTTTCTCTACATATGCTTTATCTTTCGATATTTCGCTTATCGTTGAGATTAAGGAGTCACACTTGCTATGATATATCGCAGCACTATCCTTGTATTCCTTAAGACTAGAAATACTATCTCTCAGTATCTGTACGTCTTCATGTGATATTTCGTGATATTCGTAGTGAAATTTATCCTCACCAACCTTGTTGCCGTTCGCGTCATACTTCGAAGCTGTACTATCCTTGATATGTGTCTTCTCTTTCGTAGTTGACTTCACGGATTCCTTGTGCGATGCTCTGTATGATTCCAGCTCCTTTACAAGCCTTGCGTTGAAGAGTGAATCCCACTTAGCCTCGTTACGTTTATCTGTGATGTATGACTGTTTTTCTATCACACGTTCTTTCGCCTTACATCTACAGAACATTGATAGAATCAGCATTGCTACTGCAATGGCAATTACAACCCTTGTTATCTTATCAATCAGTTTCATAAGCTACTGAATTACAATCGTTACTTTTTCCTTTTTATCCCAAGCTGTCTTCATAGTCTGAATGAGCTTGTTTGTCCAAAATCGAGAATCGCTAACCCATCCTTTCTTATCGTTTTTACCGATAAGAATACACCCCTCAGTGTCTTTTGAAGAATTACCGCTATGTATGCGTATTCCTTCAAATCCTTTGACATTCAGAAGTAATGGCAACATCTTCTTGAATCTGTTAGAGTAGGTATATACGCATTCATAACTGCCGCGTGGTATTGCAGTCTGCCCGTACACCTTTTTCTTCTTGATTTCTTCAAGTTGCATATCTTGGCGCAATCCTCTATCAGCATCTTCAAGAGTATTGCATCCGAACAACTCTCCATCAACGTAAAGACGGCTAATAGTATAGCCATCTTTTTTCCAAGCTCTATCAATTAGTACTTCCATTTTTGTTTTCATCCTCTTTTTTATCAAACTCCTGATTCAATCTCTCCAATATCGGTTTCCAATAACTAGGCAATGCCTTTGCAAACTCGAATCTCAAAATGTAGTAAATAACTCTGAATGCTACATTCTTAGGGTATGCCTTGATGAGGTTTTTGAACGCGTTGCATAGATACACATAGCAGAAAATGTATGTAAGCATTTTTATTACAAACAAAGCCTCATTTCCGTCATTACAGCCTATCATGATACCATATATCACATAGTCAATGGTAAGATAGATCGAGATTTCAAGTATGGCGTTTACAAACTTTGATGCCGAAAAGTTTTTGCATCGTACAACACTAACTCCATCAGCCCTCATACCACAAAAGATGTTGAAGCCGAAAGCAATTACTAGCGCCAGCACGAAACCTTCTGTTGGCGTTGCAAAGGCAAGTATAGCAGAGGAAATTGTAACCACTATCTGCCGAATCTGTGATGAATCTAATAAATCTATCATAATCTGTTATCCTGAATAATAAATAAAAATAAAGTTTCGGTCTCTTGATGCAAATATAGCAAAAAAAACCGAAACTTCATTCAGAATAACGAAAAACTTTATACATTCAAGTCGTAATATGGAAGTCTGCCACTTTCGATGAAGGAAATACATTCATCGAAAATCTTTTGCTCGTAGTTGTACGTGTTGATCTTCGGGAACCATTTCTTTATCTTTGCGTCGTTACGCTTTACCATTTCTCCCCAGAGAACGCACCAGTCTTCGAGATTGATGTTGTCGTTCTTAACCTCATGCCAATAGTCCTTGGCTACATCTTTAGTGTGAAGCTGGCCTATGAGACAAAGATGCATATCTGCCATTTCTTCGTCATAATGACACGCGCCAATCTCTCCCTTAACCTGCTTCATCATATCAAGCATTACGCTGTCATTCATTCCAACTTCGCAACAATCTGCCATGATCGTAACACAGTTCTTGATAGCCTGCATATCATTGCTAGCTATAATGTCTTCGAATACCTTTTTCATAACCGTATATTTTTGATGTTACTTCAGAAAATACTCTCTTATGTTGTATACATCATCCTTGTCTTTCAACAAATCGAGCGCAAGGCTGTGGGCATACTTAACCAGATGTTCTGTATCAATGTCCTTAACATCTTCCTTGCCGAGTATCTTAGCAATGGTGCATCCGTGGTCGCTTACAACCTGATTCATCGCAACGTACAAAGCGTAATCGTTGTAATAAGGTTTCTCCTCTGTTGCAAGTCCGAGACCGGTCATAGCATTGATCCATGTCTGCATATCCCAGGTTACTGGTGGATTCATACCGTTTACAATCTCAGAAGCCTCCTTCTTGGTAAGATAGTTCTTCCACCTGATAGCGCAAAGCTTATCAAGATACTCTTGTGCCAACTCTGGGTGCTTGGATGCCATATCCTTCATCATGCAACGCATCGTATTACATCATCCCATACAGCTCATCAAACTTACTCATAATCTCTTTTGCTTCCATATTATTTTATTTTTATGATTATTATTCTGATGTTATCAGACTTCTCAACTCTTCAAAATCATTTTTGGTAAAGCTGATACTCTTTTTGCTGCCAAAGAGGATAGTCGTTATGATGTTGTCGGGCAAATCAATAACCAAAGCACCGCCGTCAATGCGACCTTTAATAACTCCGAGATCAAACTCATAGTTGCTTATATTCTCCAACATCTGCATGAGGTCTGAGAATATGGTATCAGCATCAATGTTTCCGTCCTCATCGGCGATGAATAGGGTAGCGTTATCAATACTCTTGCCCCAACTATCTTTGTTCTTTGCGATGATGTTGTGCGAAGCTCGCTTCATGTACACGGAAGGAATAGCTAATGCAGGGTTTACCTTCACCATATCGCTAATTCTTGCGTCTGCCCACAAATCCAAAGATGTAAGCAGCTTTTCTTTCAGTTCAGTTACATTCATTTCTTAGTTTCTCCTTTATGTGTTTTATTGTACCAAACAAGATATTCTTGCCAAGTCTTATCACTATGGTTAGTCATATAGTCGTTGAGCATTGCTGATTTTTGTTCCTCGGCTTGCGCTACTTCTTTTCTCAAACGCTGCATCAAAGATAGATGTTTCTTCAATGCCTCCTGTCCTTGCTGAGTGCTTTCGATGCGAGGACGTATGATGCGCAATTCCTCGTCTTGCAACCACCTTAATAGGTTGTCTTCGTCTTCTTTAGTCATAATCTCTTTTTTTTAGGTTGATTTAAATTAAATTATTGTGCAAAGATACACTTTTTTGCGCAAAATCAACGAAAATGAGAATATTTTTGTGTTAAACTTCATAAAAAAGTAATAATCTGAAAGTTTTGTTACCGATTTTTTGTTACCAAAATTGAAGAAAATGGTAACAGAAACATTGCGCTTTCAGTTTATTTTCGTAACTTTGCAGCAGAAATCAAAATATTAAGATTATGAAAAAATTAGAACCATACGAAAATCAAATGATGTACTTGGTAGGTGTCAGTAGGTTGCCATCAACTCCTGGAGAGCGAGAGTTGGAACACAAGTGTAATCAGAACCCTAACTACTGGATAGATGGTATCTATAGTTTCAACAAACTTCCTTTCGCTGTTAGAATGCAGAAAGGTCTAGTAACGCAAGCAGAGGAGGAACGAAGAAAACGTAGATATGGCTATCTTAGTGATTTAATTCCATCTTTCGGTGGCTCTGATGCTCCATATTTCCCTGACGGACGAGAAAAGAATAAGGCGGTCACCATGTGGTAAACCGCCTTGTATGTTCTTATCCTTCGAGCAAATCGACTATCTGACCATAGCCTCCTACAGCCATAACGGGGCAGAGTATCTTCTTGATAAGGATAATATCCTCGGCTTCGAGTTCCACGTTTTCGGCATCCTTGCCTATCTTGCAGGCTACCCGATAAGCACGCAGCTTTTCTTCGCCCGATAGCTGTATACTCTGACTGTCTATCACCTCGAAGAGCACCTTGCCTACAATATCGCCCATAATCTGTGTCTTGTAGGTTTCCTCTCCGTTCTCGTTCTTTACTGGTGATACTATCACCTCACCCTTCCAATTCTTGAAAGGTACATTAAAATTCTTTTTCATATTAATTTTTGCTTTTATGATTATCTATCCGACCAATTCAAGTCATTTACTCCGCTCCAGAAGATACCACGACCGAAATAGGTCTTATCATTCTGACTAGGAGTAAGTATTTCTGGGTGTATATATACAAGATTTATTGTTTCTCCACCATGAAGTTGATTCCATCCACCGACATCACAGAAATATATACCATTATTACGGTCATTGGCATTTATTGCCATCCAACGCTTACCTGTTCCTCCAGGTACAAACTCGTAATAATATGTAGCAATTGATCTAAGAGGACTGAATACTACTATATCAATAGGACATCCGGACAAATTTGCATTAGGACTATACAATGGAATTTTGTATACGGTTTTATTGTCATAAGAAACACGCTCTAGAGGCACAGGTATTCTTTCGCTATCGTATCCGTCAGGATAAACTTGCATAACATCCCCAGATACTACTGCCAATGTACTCTGTCGATGCCCAAAGGATGAACGACACCATACATTACTAGCATAGAAACGCCAACCTCTTTTCGCCGCAGAATTATATCCTTGATTATAAATATCTGCATCAAATGTTATACGGCCAGAACCATCAAAATATATTGAACCAGCGCTTTTATTTCCATCAGAACTAACCGCAGTCAATCTATGAAAAGAGCCTGTCACACCCTTCAGTTCTCCTGCGAATATACCCTTAGACGCATATAACGAACCATCTTTCGTTACTCTGAATGGCGCATCCTTAGCCAATGCTGCACCAAGCCAAAGCGGGCACTTATCACTACCTACTACAGCATCGGCTTTATCGTAATTACCGAAATGACCGACAATAGTTCCATCCTCTGCACTCTTTGCATAAAGGTGATTCATGGTGATAGTTTCTGCATCAATCAGTTTAGCATTGAGCTTGCCACCTTCAAACATCGCTGCCTCGTCATTGCCGTTGAGCACCTTTATCTGGTCGCCTTTCAGCACAACTTTACCATCGCCTATCACTATACCGCAATTGCCCATATCCTTAACCAACTGAGAAAAGTCTGCAAGCTGACCGATACTCATCTCCTTGTTGGTAATGAGCGTAACTTTCTCCCTGAATACCTCTTCATTGTCAGTACGTGCCTTGCGGTTGACACGCTGCGAGGCAAAAAGATGTACTACCTTTTTCATAGGCTGTTATCCTCCTTTTAATGAGTACTGATATAATTGTCTATAACATCCGTAGCTACAGCCTTCGCCTTCGTGCGCCACTTCTGCATAGATTCATACTCTGATTCATGCTCCTCATCATCGGCATCAAGCTTCTTGCCATCCGCAATTTTGGCAAGATTAGCGAAATGGTTATTGATGATAGCTTGCATCTTGTCTGTAGGATAAGCGGATGAGACGATTGCATCAACAACCTTACCTCGCTCCAAAGGCTGCTCAATACGGACAACGTGTGCGGCATAAGCCATTCGGGTAGTTTTTTTGCCTTCACTGCTATCCATACTGTTTTCCAACTCAATCTGCTCAACATCGAAATTGATGCGAATATAATTACCCTCATACTCAATCAGACTAGGTGAGTAATCAAATGTAGACTTTCTAATTTCCATGATATGTCCTTTCTTTTTTTAAATATTAATAACTCAAGATTTATCTGCTCTTCTATTTCTAGAATACTCTTTAGAGCAATCTTTACAATACCAAGAATAGCCATGTCCTTGTATATAGTAAAACTCTGATATAGGTTTTACTTTTCCACAAGTCTTGCAAAGCTTTACACTCCTGTCACGTTTTTGTGGCTTTATTTTGTTGTCAAGCCAATTTCGCAATGCACTCTGATAAGCATCTGAAGCCTCCTCTAGTGTTTTGAAAGTTCCTAAATAGTATCTTTCTTTTTCTATACCAATCTCTGCGCCAAACATGTTATCCTTATTGAATCTGCGAACACCACGAGGTAATTTATCCTTTCGCTTCTCTTGTATTCCAAGATTACAATTTTCTCTATTTGGTAACTGACGCAAATTTTCGATATTGTTATTTTTCTTATTACCATCTATATGGTCAATAACCAAATTATCTATAATCCTTCCTTTAAAGGCTGCATACACAAGTCTGTGAACTCTATAGTTCTTTATCTCATTATTTACTCTGAACTTCACACACATATATCCATCAATATCGTACTGTTTCATTTCAATACCACGGATAAGATTAAACACTCTTCCATCTTCACTGATGGCGTATTTACCTTCGTAACCAACAACATTTTTAATTTTCATATTTGTATATTTTAAATTTCCTTACAAAGATATGAAAAATAATTCGAAACGCAATAATTTGTTATGTTAAATAATGCTATCATTGCGTTTCGAGTTCGCATACGAAAGACCGCATTGCGACCTGTTGTCAGCGTTACCCCCAACGTTCAGCAGCTCCATGATGTATCACCTTTTCTTCACCCACTCCATGGTTGTAGAAAATCTTATCGCACGGATTTGGGTTGTTTATATTTTTGTGCTTCTGCGAATACTATTATAAGGAGATTTCAACTTTGCAGTTTCAATCTTGCGTTTTACATTATTTTTATTAATTCTCTATTTCTGCTAGCTCACTGGCAGATGTGCAACCAACGCTAGGCGTTGGCTCACATCGCCATGAGCTCCGAACCGCTCACGATTGTCGGGTTTCCGTAGAAAGCCAAGCGAGCGCCGATGAACGCCAACGAGGACGAGAAACCGTTGTACGAGTCCGCAGACGAAAGACCGCATGGCGACCCGTAGTCAGCGTGACCCCCAACGCACAGCAGCTCGCCACTTGTCGAAGCCCAGAATCCATCGCAGTAGTACGTGCTATTACCGCCTCCTACGGCTTGCGGAAACGCATCCCAATATGCACCCAGTGTCTTTCGTGTAATATACCCTCCATTTGCTGATGACGGAATGGTAAATTTTCGCCCATTTGCCGTATTACTTACCTGATTACCGCTATAGACAACAGCGTATCGAGTATCGCCATCCATGTAGAAACGGATGCCTGGACGGAACTCCCAAATCTTACCCCATAAATCCTCAAATCCAAATAATTTGACAGGGTATTGATTATCGATAGTAGCATCGTTATAGAGTACCTTACCGCTGCCATCACCGAGTGAGATACACTTGCCCATAGGTACATCACGACATGCTCTCCAAGAACTACTTTGGAATCCAGCTCCAATTACAGATTGTGTATTAAGGTCACCGAAACTTACTTGTTCCAATGCTTCTATGAGGCATTGAAATCCATAGTTTGCAAGACAAAAGTTCGAACCAAGCTTCTGTGCGCAAGCCCAAAATACACTCATCGTCCTTGAATGTGAAGGGGCAACGTTAGGTCTTGAATGACCAACACCGCTTCCATCTACGTACATCTTGTATGCACCTACCCAGTTT